CTGTATATAGAACGCTTGAAAATATGTGCGATGAAGGACTATTAACTGAAAAAGAATATAGAGAATGCAAAGTATGAAACAAGAGTTTCTTTTGAAGAATGGAGGATACAATATGCGATTACCACAAGAATTATTTGCAGAAGCCTTATGGCTGGAATGGGATAATCATTATGGAATTATCCATAAAGAAAAATTACCAGATATTCTCAGACGATACAATCTAAAATTAAAAAAGGAAAAGACTTTGGATGATATACAACTAGCTTTCGGTCGAGGTTTTAAAGATACGTTTGGTAATACGGCAAAACAAATAGAGCAAATTGCTGAAGAGATTGACAAAATCTGTATCATTGCCAATTGGGAAGATGCGGTTGCAAAACATAAAATTTGATGAAATGAGGAATTACTAGGAAGGTGAAATTATGAGTCAAAGCAATTACGAAAAATATGCAGTGGTTAAGCAACAGGAATTATTACACAAGGAGAGAAATTTGCAGCAAGCTATTAGTTGTCTTAGAGATAGAAGAAAATTTGCTTCGTTGCAATCTATTGATAGTGCAATAGATTTTGTTGCTGATTTATATGATTTGTCTATTGATGAAATTAAAAGAGCAATGGATGGAGAAGAATATTGGTGTGTATAACTATTAAATAATTGTATACCTGGAGGTTATTATGACACAGAAAGCACAAGAATTATTTGAACAATTTCTTAAAGAGTATTGTGATACAGGATATATGTATTCTGGTATGATGCTTTATGAACCAGGACATATAAGAGAATATAGAGAACTTGAAGAATTAGGATTAATTCAAAAAAGAAATTGTGAAGGTTTCGCTTATGAACTAACAGAAAGAGAAAGACATAAGCTTATAACAGACAATAATCTTGAACAATTATGGGAAAAGAAAGCCAGTTGTTTTATGGTAAATGGTAAATTTGAGGAAATAGAAAAAGTAATGAAACGATGATTTCAAAATTAGAATAATAAAGAAGGTGAGATGTTGTTATTCAAAAATTACTCTATGGAATGGTTGAGAGTGTTTAAAAGTATGAAATCATATAATACTCAAAGATTATATAAAAATATCATAGAAAATCATTTAATTCCAGAAATAGGGAATAAGGAAATGTGTGATATTTCTATAAATGATCTTCAAGAAATTATAAATAAAAGATTGTCAAATCCTGCAACATGTAAACATATTGCATTAACTTTGAAACAAATTTTTAGAGTAGCAAAAGAAGAGCAAATCATAGATAAAACAATTTATACTTTTTTACAAATACCATTTTATGAAGCGAGCGAAAAAAGATCCTTAACTGAAGACGAGAAAATGTGTATACGTAATATTAAATGCGACAATATGGGTAAAATATTTGTTCATATATTGTATTGTTGTGGATTGCGGAAAGGCGAGGCGTTGGCATTAACTAAAAATGATATAGTTAATAACGAAATTATTATAAATAAATCTATACATTTTATTAATGGTAAACCAATTATAGGAGAAACAAAAACGCATTCTAGTACAAGAAAAGTTCCTATTCCAGATTTTTTATTAAAAGAGCTTTTATCTTATTGTAAAAATATAGATAATAAGCTCTTTTATAATTCAGACGGAGAATATCTTAATGATAGTGAATATGTAAAGATGTGGAAAAATATTGTTAAAAGTATTGACAAAGAAATAGGCGTAGAAACAAAACTTACAGCACATATATTTAGACATAATTATGCAACAGTTTTATATTATTCAGACATATCATTAAAACAAGCAGCTAAGCTAATGGGACATTCAAATGTAAATATGATTTTAAATGTATATGCTCATTTAGATGCAAAAAATGAAAGAGTTTCAGAAAAGATAAATCAAATTTTTCAAATATAAAAGGAGGAAAACTATGACAATTAAAGATGTAAAAGAAGAATACAAAAATGAATATGTAGAATTAGAAGTATATGAAGCAATGAGTGGCGGTAAATACTATCCTAGTAATTTCCATACGGATAATTGTAGATCATTAGGAGAAGATTCACCATATGGAAACTATACTGAGGATATGGAAGTAGGTCTATATGAGTTGATGGATGAAGAAGAATACAATAATACTATAATGGCAAATTGTGATATTTATGCAGATTTTGAAGATTGGTATGGTGATAAATATGCAAAAGTATTATGTGTTATGATTAAGTAAACAATTAGATACTATTAGAAATGGTGGTAAAATTTATGGATAGGAAAGAATATTTATTAAGACAGGTACTAAAGTTATTTAAGCAACAAAAAGAAAGTCGTTATGTTTTAAATATTGAAGAGATGACTGTTATATACGATGGAACTGAATGTAATGGAAGTTGTCTTTGTGATGATATTATGGAAGAATTAGGAATTGACAGCTTAGAAGATATTGAGGATGAGAAATAAAGTGTGATATAATATGTAAGAAAGAAGGTTGATGAATATGGCAGGATATAGCGGATGGTCAATGAGTAACAATGCGGTTGATGCTTATTCAAATGGGGAGAAACCATTAAGTAAATGGACAAAGGCAGATATTTTTGATACAATAGAAGAACAGGAAATTGAGTTAAAATGCTCAATGGAAAAATTTAAGAAGCTACCTGTGAAAGTTTTAAAAGAATTTTGTTTGAGGTATTCTTCGTGGCATCATACAAGTAATCATTATAATCAGACAGATTTTTATTCTTTGGATATAAGCAGAATAGAAAATTTAACAGATGAAAAAATTGATAGATTACTTGCAGATTACAAGGCAGAGAAAAAGAATGAAGAAAAGCCTACTGAAGAGAAATGGAGATGTGCTTTTTTAGAATGGTCTGGAACTAGAAAACATCCAGTTGCAAAAGAAATAGTCGAAGAGGGTATTGTAAAAGGCGATTGGTTCTATCGTAAAAATGGAACTAAAAAGAAAACAACAGCAAATGGGTTTGAATTTATTAAGAAATTGGAGGAATGATAATAATGGCATTTATAAATGAACAAGGAATAAAAATTAGCTTTGAGTGTTCAGATTTAATCAAAGAACTTAAAGAAGATATTACTGAATTTGGTGGCGACACAGTTGTTGCTGTTTGGTGTAAGGATAATTCAGGAGTTACATTGTATGTAAATTATGATTTTATTAATAAAGATCAGCCAATAACTGAAAAAGAATTAGATAAAGATGAATACATACAGAAAATGACAATGAGTGCATTATTAATATTACTAGAAAAACAAAACGAAATTTTGTAATGAAAAATAAAATACAATATTAATTAAATTGAGACGGATAATTATATATTATCTGTCTTTTTTATTGGATTGGAGTGATATTATGAGAAGAGAATTTAAAGTAAATAGAACAAAATGTACGATAGTAAATCGCAATACTGGCAATATGGAAATTAACAAACATAATCAAAAATATGAAGTTAGGTGTTTTTCACAAAAATATAATGGTTGGATTAGGTTGTGTAGCTGTGCAACTATTTCTGAAGGAAGAGAAAAGGCTGTACAAATATTATCATTAGCGATATAATATGTATATAATTATTTTTGGAGGTACAATATGACAAAATTGGGGTTATTAGAAGCGTTTCAATATGCTGTCGAAACAGTAAATGTTACAAAATTTGAAGAAGCTTTAATAATATTTTCTGTAGAGTATGGTGTTAAGATACCAAGGGAAGCGGCAGAGTTAATTAAAGCTCAAGATGATAATTTGTCAAAAGAAAAATTAAAGGAAATTATGCTAAAGATACAAATGCCTATCTATAATTATATTAAGACAAATGGCAATGTTAATGAATTAAAGTAACAAATAGAATAATAGAGAATATAGTAAGAGACTTGTAAAAACAAGTCTCTTATTTTTATGGAAAGGAACGGTGATTACTATGTTTGATTACAAAGAATTTAAGAAGGAAATGTCTAAAAGAGGACATAGGGTACATAAACATGGAGATTATATAACTATTGAACCCAATAATAATTATAAAGGATATAATAAAGGATTTTTATATGCATCAGATGTCATTAAAGGATTTGAGCATGAATTAAGACTTATTTATATGCATCATTTTAACACTTGGATATATAGTGTAAGATTTAAAATCGTATGATATAATTAATACAGTAACTGTGGAAACGTGAATTAAAAAACGGAGGTAATTGTTATGATAGAATTAATTAGTGTAATTATAGCTTGGATTGTTGTATTTACAATCCCAAACAGATTTCTAAGTAAATCAGAAGCTAAGAAAAGAGAAGAAAGATATAAAAATATGTAAGGAGAGTGATGAATATGTTAGGATTATTGTTGTCTTTAGGATTATTTGGTGGAGCTGCTGTAAAAAATGCTTACGATAATGCAGCAATGAAGAAGTATACAAGCTCTTATGATAATAATGGAAATCATCATTATTGTGACAATAACATGAGAGAATACATTAATGGTGAGAGAGTAAGGAGTGATGGCTATACTGATAATGATGGAATTTATCATAGGACGGAAATTGGACTGAATAGTGGAAAGACATATACAGATTATGTATGTCCATCTGAACAGTTGAAAAAGAAATACGATGACGAAGATAGGGAATATTACCGTAAAAAAGGATTTCCTGCATATCCCGCTTATAATCTACGATTTAAGAGAAAAGTAACAACTGAATTTGAAACAGGCAAAGTGGTAGCTGCTGTAGTATGGTTTCATAACATATTTACTCAGGAAAATCATTGGGTTAAGTTTTATGTTAAGCCTGATGCAAAAGAATATGAATACAATGTACCAGGAGAATATGATAAAGGTATAGAAATTACCAAGGAAGAAGCAGAGTTATATGATAGAATATTAGGGAAATCTCATAGCGGCATGGCATTTAGAAATAAAATCTGGGAAGGGTTTGACACTAGAAAACCTGAAGGATGGGATGAGGCACATAAGAAAAATTAATAGTTTCATTGGGAATTTGGAAAGGAGAATATAAGTATGGGTGCATGGAGTTATGAGGTACTATCTAATGATAGAGCTTTAGATACGATGTGGGATTTAGTTGATAGCAAAAACTTAAAAGAAGATATTATAAAATTGCTTGAGAACGGAGATACAGATGAAAAAGTTCTTGCTTGTGAAATAGTTAATATTTCAATAAATGGTGTAGATGAAGAAATTCTTGGTGATTTATATGAATACGAAGAATTTTTTGAAAAAATTCAGAATAATCCAATGACAGACCTGAGATTGAAGGCTTTTGAAACAATCGGATATGTTCAGGAACATGATGGTGGTTGGATTGATGAAGTAAAAGAACAGAGGGCAGATTTATTGAGAAAAATTAGAGAACGATTATAATCTCTAATGAAACCAAGTTTTCAAGTGGAATAGAAAGGAAGAATGTAACATGAGTAATTTAAGAGTATAGTGGATTCCACAAATAGGTATTAGACAACCATTTTATATTCCAGTTAAGACAGTAGAACACGGCAAAAAATAAAGAATGATTAGTTAAAAATTGGTTTCTTCATAAAACGGTAATGATGTCCGTAGGCAGAAAATCTCTGATGTGTTATAGTTAATTAAAAACATAAGGAGAATTTAATATGAAGAATATTGATAGAATAAAACTGGCTCTTATAAATCAGATTACAAATATGACAAAGGAACAAATCAAAAGATTAAACGATATATTGTGTGAAGAATATAACTTTAATTCTAAGTATGTTAATAAAGCTGCAATATTTACTTGTGAAGATTGTAGGAGATTATATGGAAAATGCGTTGAATCTGAACGAACAGAAGAATGCGATGAGCGATTTATGAAGTATTTAGAAAGTGAAGAGTAATTTAAATGAAATCTAAGTTTACTGTTAGTTTGAAAGGAGAATGGAATATATGGGAAATGAAAATAACAGAATTGAATTATATATTTATAATAAAGTGAATACAGAATTATATTTTGATGTATATGAAGGTTCTTATGGTGGAAAAAATAACTCTAGTATTTATTATGGCTTAAAAGACGAAAATTATTATGGATTTAAAAATCGCATGAATAGTTGTGACATAGGAAAAGTGTTATATGATAATACGATTATTTTGGTCGGTAGAGATGATAAAAAAGCTTCTGATATTTTCGCTACTTATTATTCAAAGCAGATAGAAAAACTACAAGATGAGATTACAAAACTGCAAACGAAACAGAAGACTAATAAAGTATCATGGTTTAGAGATGGAGTAGGATGTTTTGAAGAAAAAGAAGTTGATTTTTAAACAAATGAAATTTAACTTTCCTTTGATGATTGGAGGTAGAAAAATGGAAAATAAAAATTTAGATAGTTATGGATATTTATTAAATTGTCCAGATGAAATGCTTGGCGATGTGAATAAAACGATGAACGATAAACGAGCCATTATAAATTGGAATAATTTTAATGTAGGTGATGCTTTTTACACAGAAAATATTTACAGATGTGTAATGGTAGATCACGTAATGAAAAGAATTGTGTTTGTAACTGAAGAGGAATATAAAAATGAGTTTGAATTAAGATATAATAACAATAAACATAAAAAGCCAGATATGAGAGAAAAGATAAGAGAATATATTAATGAGCTTGATACAGAAATTAATAGGTGTGAAAATGAATTGCAAAAATATTATAAGAGTAATGGAGATATAGGTGTTATAAGTATGCAAAATAGAATTCAAGTTTTAATCGAAGTAAAGAATGATTTACTTGGAAGAATGGAAGAGGTGGTATAGTGAAAGAATTTAGAAGTACTGATGAGATCACAAAAGAAGACCTTGAGAAAATGTATAACGCAATTGCTAAATTTGATAATTATATTTCATCAGCAACAAGAAAGCCAACAGATGAAAACATTGGATTATATGAACATTGGATTGATTGCAGGTATGATATAGAGAATTTAATTGTAACTGAGAGATAAGAGGTGAAGTAAATGGAAAGACTTGATATTTATAAAACTAATGATGGGAAATCTTTAGTTCTTTTAAACAATGAAAATGATTCGAATGGATATATAAATTATTTACCAATTACAAATAATGCAAAAAATGGTATGAGTGTTAATACAAAATCTGGTAATCCTGTTATTATAGATATAGACAATGTATCTATAATTAAGTTGAACGAGTTAGAGTCGTGTATTGATCATGTAATAGAAAGTGATTTTGATTTTAAAATTAAGTGGTATATTGATGGTAGGCAAAGAGAAGAGGTAAAAGATTGAGGTGAGTAAAATGAAAGACAAACCAAATAAAATAAAGGGCAAGATTAACAGTAGAAGTCGAAGCTGAATTTTATGATGACGAAAGTAGTGAAGAAACTGTTAGATATTGTGTTGAACAGGATTTAGAAGATGCAGGATTAAATGTTATTGATGTGTCTGTGATGGAATGAGGTGATACAAATGGAATTTAAGAAAGGTGATAGAGTATTTCATAAGGGCTTAAGGGTTATAGGAACTTTTATGGAATATTCATGGAATAGTGATGAAGAAGCTATTGTGAAATTTGATAATGCTGACAATCCTGATGATTGCAGACATATATCTGTAAATCAATTACAGAAATATCCAAGTAACGAATAAATTGGTAAAAAATTGCGAGGTATAACAGTGGTAAAATATATGGAATGTTCTAAATGTGGTAAGTCATTACTTGAAAATTCAATTATTGTTGTACGAACTGGGTTTACAGATAAATATTGTTCATATGGTTGTGCAGCAATTGATAGTGGACTTTTTGAAAATATAAAATTAACTGATGAAATTGTCCAAGAACACAAATCTTGTGATGGAAGAGATTGGCTAATAGGAGATTGAGGTGATATAAATGAGTCGAATTAATAAAACACAAAATAACTTGCAGTCAGTATGGAATAATTTGGATTTAGCTTATGAATATATGGAAAGAGCTATTGAGGATTTATCACAAATGACTGGATTATCTGATGAATTAGAGAAAATGGTTGAGCAGTATGATTTATCGGAAATTAGTATGATAAAGCAGGAAGTTGAAGAATTGATGAAATGAGGTAATGTAGATGGAAAATAAAAAAACATTAAAATATTTAAACGATATGAAGAATAGTAAAATGCCACCATTTGATAGTCAATATGAATTTTTCTTTGCTACACTGGAAGATTATTATATTGCAAAATCAAATGGTGCAAAGATAATAAAAGAGGAGCTTATGGAATGGGATTCTGAAGCACAAAAAGAAATTGTTAATATATTGGCTGATATTATAGAATCTGATGAATTGATTGGCTTTGATAAAAATGATATTTTATCGTTAGCTGATTAAATGACGATTTCTTTTTATTACAAAATAGAGAATAATTCAATGGAAAGTGAGGTAAACATATATGGAAAATGAATATAAAGTAGAAGAAACAAAATTTGGGACAAAAACAACACATCCTGCCTATGGAACTATTATGTTTAACAGAGCTTATGGTGGAAAGACACCATTATTTGGAAGTAGCATTGAACATAGTAATGTAATTACAATGGAACTTAGACATGCTGATATTACAAGAGGGTTAAATCGTGACGATATTTTTGGCGATAAGCCTATTGTAAAAGTTGAAATGAGTTATTCACAATTTGCCGAAGCGATTACTTCTTTTGGACAGGGTACAGGAATTCCAGTAACAATTCGCTATACCGAAAAAGATGGTAAAATACCTCCGTGTGATTTTGTTAGCAAAAGAGAACAGTTCACAGGAGAATTTAAAGAGCAGACTAATAAGGCAATGGAAAAGTCAAAGGAATTAATAAATGAAGTTGCTGAATTGTTTTCTTCAAAAAAGACACTTACAAAGGTAGATAAAGAAAATATTTTAAAAAAGCTCAATATGTTAAATTACGATATTGGAAGCAATATTGGATTTATTGCAGACCAGTTCAATGAACAGATGGACAAAACGGTTATGGAAGCAAAAGGAGAAATTGAGTCATTTTGCCAGAATAAAATAAATGCTATTGCAAGTGCTGCGTTGGTTGAACACAGAGATGAGATTTTACAGCTTGAAAATCCTGTAGATATTGAAGAATGAGGTGACATATAATTGCCAAGTAAACAAGTGTTAAAGTTGTGTGAAAAAATACAAAAAGATTGTGGAATTGTTTGTACACCTGAATCATTTCATGTTGAGCGATTAAATTATTCATTCCATGTGTGGAACATGGATGTGAATGTAGAGAAATCTACAGGATTTTCTAAACACGCTTTAGAATTTTTAGGGAATGCTACAACATGTACTTCATCTTATTATATGAAGGATTTATTAAAAATGGAAAAATTATCATCATTTGTTGATTTAGATTGTAGTGAAGTAGTAATTATTCCAAAGTAATCCAATGAATGAATTGTTTCAAATGGGAGGTGTAATTATGGAAAGAGTATATCCTTCAGATTTTAATATGTCAAAAAACACATCACAAGAATCATTTGTTAGAGTAAGCGAAATAAATGATATGATTGCATATGGTGTGTTCAAATTAGATAGAAATAAATTAAAAGAATATAAGTTTGATACAACAGTTATATACAATAAGGAAAGATATACGAGAGAGGAAGCAATGAATTTGTTTGGAAGTTTGGTTGGATTATAAACCCAAAGAAAAATTGCTTTCAATAGCAGAACGGATGATAATAAAAATGGAAAGACAGCACACTGTAGAAGTGACAATAACGGTTGATGACAAAGATTTGTTTCATGGACAAACAGTTGATGAATTAGTTTTTGGATAGTTTAGAAGAAGCTCCTTTCCAAGTTGATACTATAGTGGTAAAATAAAGACAGTTGAAGATTGTTTTCAAGAGGAAAGTAATTATATGGAAATAAATATAGGTGATAAATTTGGTAATTGGACTGTACTAGCTTTGTCAGATAAAACGGATTCGTCACACAATAAGTATTACACATGTCAATGTGTGTGTGGGACAATTAGAGCAATTAACAAAGGAAAATTAATTTCAGGAAAGTCTAAGTCTTGTGGTTGTAAAAGAAAATTAGATATGACTAGGAAAATCGTAAAAGATTTATTGTTTTTAGAGCCTTTTGGCTATGAAAATGGAAAAGTTATATGGAAATGTAAATGTCTAAAATGTGGAAGAATGTGCTACAGAACGGTATCTGAGGCAAAAAAGGTTGGTACTTGTGGAAATCATAGAGATGGGAAAACATTAAATGAAAATAGAAAAAAGCGTACACAGGTCGATGGAACGATTGTACAAACTTTAACTCAAAAAGTTTCAAAAAATAATACTTCAGGTATAAAAGGAGTTTCTTTTGACAAAACCAGAAAATTGTGGGTTGCTCAAATTGGATTTCAAGGAAAGAATTATAGTCTCGGTAAATTTAAAAAAATTGAAGATGCAGAAAAAGCTAGAAAAGATGCAGAAGATAGATTTTTTAAACCGATTATAGATAAGTATAAAAAAGACTGATTTGAAAGGAAGGAAAAATGCCAAGAATTAGAGATTGTGTTATTTGTGGTAAGAGGTTTACAAGTTACCATGGAATAAATGTATGTAGTGAACAATGTAAAATAGAAAAAAAGAAACGACAAGATGAAAATTCGAATAAAAGAAGATATAGTAAGGAATCGAATACACCAATAATTAAAATCTGTCCTATTTGTGGAGAAAAGTTTGAAACACTTAGAAGAACATATTGTTCAGAAGAGTGTTCTGAGAAAGCACATAAAATACATGTAAAGGAAATTTCAGATCAATACTATAAAGATCATAGAGAAGAAATAATTGATAAAGTAAAAGAAAGAAAGAGTAATAAATATTAATCATAAGGAAGCAGAAATCAACTGCTTCTTTTTTATTGCAAAAATGAGGTGAATAATGTTTGAGTAGATATAAGAATGGAAACCCAAAACATGCAAGTCGATTCATATGTTTAAAATGTATGAATGAAAATATGTTAGCCAGTGGAATTCAGAGACAGAGACAAAGAGAACGAAAACATATTAAGGATTTGTATTGTTTGAAGTGTGGAGAGGTAACGAAGTGCATCGAAGTAAGATTTTGTGATTCTTATGAAGAAATTTTTGAGGTTGCAAAGATAAAAAGAGAGAATTATTACATAGACAATTATGAAAGGTAGGTTGATGATAATGTGTTATAAAATAGAAGTGCAGAATAAAAATGCGGAGAAGCTTAATAAAAAATTAGATGAGTTAAATGCACCACAATTTTTAAGAGATTACTTAAATGAGTTGGAAAGCAAAAACGGAGCGCTAAATTATTTAGTGGCAATTAAAGATTTTTTACAGTGGTTGATTGAAAGTAATATTATTAATAAGAAATCAATTTCTGAAATAGAAGTTTCTGATTTTAATGACCTAAGACCACAAAATATTAGTTCATATCTTAGATATAAGGAAACAAATGGAATGTCACCAACCACAACAGAAACAAGGAAAAATATCATTAAAAGTTTTATACAGGATATTTATTCATACAGAGAGTGTTTGTTAAGAGAAGTTTATAGTAATATAGAAGATTTTTACAAAATGATTAAATATAAGGGAATCCCATCTGGAAACAACTTAATAAAAAAACTTCCAACAGAAAAGCAGCTTAATGACATGGAAGAGAAGATAATGTGGAAAAAGGATATTGCAGTAAAAAATAGGAATATTGCTATCTTTAGGGTATTAAGGGGCACTGGTATAAGAGAGTCAGAGCTTGCTGGCTTAGATTTATCTGATTTACATTTGAAGGAAGAAATGCCATACATTACTATTCTTGGCAAAGGTGTGTACAGAGAAATGCAAAATAGAACCGTATATCTTAGCGGATCAGCCTTAAAAGCATTGAAAGAGTGGTTAGAGTATAGGTTGACATTGGATAATATTATTGATACAGAAGCAGTTTTTATTAATAAAAACGGAACACGTACAACAGAGAAAAATATTAAGCAGATATTTGAAAATTACGGAAATGGTATTACTGCACATATGATGAGACATTATTATGCTACTGTAATGAATCAAAATGGAAATCTTGCATTCGTACAACAGCAGCTTGGGCATAGTAGTGTAAAAACAACTGTCAAAAATTATGCAAATGGAGCAGTGGGAATGAAAGATGTACTAAATAATATGTGATATGTAAAGGACAATACAGATTAGTTTGTGTCGTCCTTATTATTTAATTTATAAAATTCATTTGTATAAGCTAGTAATCGTTTCATTTGAGCATCATCTGTATCAAGTATTTCAATTGGTGAACAGTTTAATTCTTTGCAGATTGATTCTAAAATATCAAATTTAATCGAGGTTGATTCACCTTTATAGATTTTGTCGATTGTTGGATATGTTACTCCTATTTTTTTAGCCAGTTCATAACGTGTCATATTTTTTTCTTTTAACTTATTTTGAATAGATAATCTCATAAATGCAATCCTCCTATATACATAGAGTACCATATATAAAAGAAAAAATAAATATAAAAAATAATTGTAATAATACTTGACAATATATATAGTGAAGTATATAATACAAAATATCAAAGGAACAAACAGAGAAAGGAGGGCTAAAGCAATGGACATAAAACGTGGTGAAATATACTTCGCAGATGTAGGTAGATATGATTCTCAGGGTTCTGAACAGAGTGGTAGAAGACCAGTGTTAATACTTCAGAATGACATTGGAAATAAATTTAGCCCTACCACTATTATTGCCATTATAACTACGAAGTCTAAAAGGGAATTACCAACTCACGTTGAGTTACATAAAGATAAATTCAACGGATTAAAACACGATTCTGTTGTAGCTCTTGAACAAATTACCACAATAGATAAAGATAGACTAAAGTTTAAGATTGGTAATTTATCTAATGATGATAATGTTCGTGTTATGGAAGCGATGAAAATAAGTCTGGCTATGATATAGGAGAGAGGAGAGAATATGTTTATGAAGACAGAAGCATATGATTATTCAACAATTGATGAAGCTATAGAAAGATTACAGAAGTTGAAAACTGAAGGTAAAAATCCTAAAAATGTAGTAATACTTACAATGGATTTTGATAATAATACTTCGTCAAAAAAAATTGCGTCACCTGATGATGGATGTCTTTTAGTAAAGAAGTCAAAGACAATTATTATGAATGAAGATGAATATATTCCACACATGCAGCTTTTTAATACAGAACAGAATATAAAGAATATCATTAGAAGAGGAATAATGCATGACATACTATTATAATAATTTGTCCAGATAATAGAATAGAAAATATGATAAAATATAGTATTCGTAATAATTCTGCTATATTTTATCTTTACATAATTTGAGATTTTATGCAGTGTGTATAAAATAAAATGCAAAATTGTTTCGAATATATGTTTGTGTTCTATTGACATCGAATACATGTTCGGATTATAATATGCAATATGGAAATGGAAATAAGAAATAAAAGAGACTATACGGATGCTCGTGCGACCAAACACTTTTTGAACATCATCATATATAGCCTCTTTCTACGAAGGAGAAGAGCAACAATGTACTCTACTCACATTTATTATATGATATTTCTTTATTTTTAGTCAATGTACTTTCGTACATTTTTTCCAAAAATTACCAAATTTAATAGTGTTTTAATTTTTCTTTGGTATACCCAAAGTTTATTAAAGTACGCCAAAAATCAGAAGGGAGTGATTTTTTTGGATTATGTAATAAGAAGTGGCAAAGTTTATATCCGTGTCAATAATGGGAAAACAGAAACTTGTGCAGAAAAAATGAAAGGTATATTTAGTGAAACAAAAGCAAGAAATATATTACATTCATTACCAAAAACATTAAAGAGATATGGTTTTCATATCGAAGCAATACCTGATATACCACCTAAAACCATAGAAAATAATACATATAAAATACCCGAATCCGTTTCACAATGGATTGATAAATTCGGTTCAATTGGACAGACGTTAAATGAAGCGGAAGCGAGAAGTAACATACTCATAGCTGAACTTAATACTTGTGATGATGAACTTATAGATATTGTTCATGATGCTGAATTAGAGAATGATATGAATATGTATAAAGGATATCTGTTATATGTCAGACTTCGTAAGAATCGTAGAAGAAGACGTGAATTAAAGGATGAACTAATGATTATATCTGATGTATTGGATGAAATAAAGCAACCATCAAAATTTCAAAAAGAGCGTATTCAGAAAGCTGTTGATGGATTATTACATAGAAAATATAAGTATCGTGTTACGGAAATAGAAGAAGATGAAAAAAGTGCGAAGTAAATCGAGAATATATAAATGGAAAGGTAGGTAGATGGCATGATTAATAAAGAAATGATGTTGGTTATTAAAAACAATCCTAAATTGTCAGAAATACTTGATTTATATATGGCAAATGAAATGAAGAAGTTAAAAAATATTTGCTATAAAATATGGAAAGGTAAGGTTGATAATTACGAAGAAGATGAATTGCTTGACGATGCTATAGAAGTATTAATAGAATCTTTAGTTACATATGACGCTAAAAGTAAGGCAAAATTTGAAACTTACCTAACGGGTAATATTTCAAGATCGTCTTACAGTTGGTTTCGGGATAATAAATATACAGGCTGCCGAAATAATCTTGCCAGAGATGGTAATGGAAAGATTATATATGAAGATGTTAATGGCAAGAAAAGACCTATAAGAATTGACAATGTTTCATTTGACTTGGATAGTGACGAAACACAGAATTTAAAAGAAACACTATCATCCAAGATAAACATAGAAGATATTCTCATTGCGGAGGAATATACAGATAAGGTTGAACTATATCTTAGCAATTTACCTAAAAGAGTTAGAGGCGTAGCAAAGTTATTTTCTCAAGAATACAATCGAGATGAAATTATGGAATTATTACATATAACAGAACAACAATTATTAGACTGTATGAAGATTCTAAAGTCATACGAATACATATCATTATTATTTAATTAAAGAAGGGAGAATATTACAATGGCAGTAATGTTAGGAAGAGATAAGGTAGTAAAGACACAATTAATGTTAGGAACGGTGATTAAGCAGTTTAGAACAAATGTAATCAATAAGAATCATCCATTACAGAGAAAACCTGATCAGTGGTCGGACGAAGCAAAATCTGGACTTGCTGCCAGTGTAATTAAACATGAAGATATTGATTCAATTAAATTATGTGAACAGATTTACGAAAATAGTTTCACAAACTGGCTTATTGATGGATTACAGAGATTAACTGTATTGGAAGAGTTTAAAAATAATGTCTTTGCAATGGGAAAATCATTGAGAATGCCTATGATAGCTTATCAAGCTGAAGATGGAAGTGGTAATGTTGTTGAGTATGATTTAAGAGGTAAGAAATACAAAGACCTTCCAGATGAGTTAAGAGAAGAATTTGATAATTTCCAGGTAGATATAGTTAAGCATCTTGATTGTACTAATGAAGAGATAGCTTATCATATTGATAGATATAATAAGCAGACAAGTATGAATACAAATCAGAAAAATGTTTTGATGATGTATAAAGTGGTAGATTCACTTAAAAGGGTTACAAAGAATAGATTCTTCTTGGACTGTGGTGAATATACAGCACCTGAAAGAAAGAAAGAAGTATTAAATAGAGTAGTTGAAGAGTCATTAATGTTAATGTTCCATTCTGATTCTTGGAAGAAAAACGCAGCTATGGCTAAGTATCTTAATGAAAATGCCGCAGAAGAGGAATTCAATATATTAGAAGAGGAACTTAATAGATTACAAAAAGTAATAGATCAAGATACTAACGGACAGTTATTTAATAGCAAGAATAGCTTTATTTGGTTGGCAGCTTTTCATAAGTTTACTTCATATAACATAGAAGATATTAAATTTGCTGATTTCTTAAATGAATTTCAGGGAATATTACATAGCATGACATTTAAAGAATATGATAATGAATCATTTGATACATATGATAGCAACCGAAGCACAAAGGATAAAAAAGTTGTAATGGCTAAGTTAGATATGGTTACTAAGCTTATGGAAGAATATTTACATATAAATAAGGAAGAAACTCATTCAGAAATCGAAGAAGTTGTTGAAAATACAACAGAAAACACAGTACAAATTATCTCTGAAACAGAGAATAATACTATGTCTTCTAATGAAGACGATGAAACAGATAGTAATATATCAGAACAGAATACGGGTAGTTCTGATGTATTACAGTTTGTTCAAAATAGTGTGGCAGAAGATATAGAGAATGAAGATATAAGTGAATATCAAGATTTTGTTGATGTATATATTGATATAAATTCATCGTTATATAAACAGTGTGAAGCAGCGTTAATGGCATTAACAGCTTATGCTTATAAAACTGATAAGGATGAAGAACTTGCAACTTGGATTGAACAGTATCAGAAGAATTCAATTGATAAGACATATAGTTCTTCGCAGGAAGTAAATTATAGATATATGAAGAGAGATTTTGATAATTACATAAATTTCTTAAATAATATGGAGAAAGGAAGAACAGCTAGTGTTAATTAAAACATTGTTAAAAAGTATTGTATTAAAAAAGAAAATGCAAATTGAAATAATGGAAACCTTGTCTGATATTTGTTTATATATGCAATTAGACGGATTCAAAAAAGATAATGGGTATGGTCAATTTATGTATATACATTATAGCAATTTACAGGATATTTTAAAAGAGTATAAGGGAGAAAAATAACTATGCCAGATATTACAATGTGTACAAGCAAAACATGTGAAAGAAGAAAACAGTGTTATAGAGCAATAGCAAAGCCAGATAAGATACAAAGTTATGCTGATTTTACTTCGTTATGTGCAGATAGAGATTTTAGGTGTCAATGGATTGTTACTGACAGAGAAGTACTTGCTGATGATATAAGTAGCTTGTTAGTAAGATGCTAAAATACAGGAGAATAATAAAATGGATAAAGATACAAATAAGCGAAATGAACTTAGAAAACAGTTACAAGCCTTATCAAAGGAGCGAATTATTGAATTATATATTCACTTATTCATGAATTTTTCTAATGATAAGGATGAAACCGATTGGGAAGATATTAAATAGAAGAGAACAGATTGCAAAAGTTTGCCGACCTAAACAATCTGCTCAGAGAATAAAATATAGGATAAACTATATATGTTCTATTATAACAAATCTATTTGGCTAATTCAAGCCAGTTTATCCTATAACAATTAGTCTTTTGACTACGGGCTATTTTGAGTCCGAATAGTGAGGATTATATCACTCACTGAAAAGTATGTAATTTATATGTAATTTGAAGTTTTGGAAGTATATGAAATTACATACTAACAAAATACCTGGCAACAGAGAGGAGATGTTTCAGTTGTTTTGGAAGTATAGTTACATACTAGCAAAATTACATGATATATATCGACACAAGTTATAAAATTTTAGAAGTATATAAAATTACATCTCATTAAAAGAATATATAAATGAAATTAAAATCAATTCTATTGCGGTAGATTTTACTGCCGAATCGTGAGTGCAATGCAACTCATGAAAATCTATGTAATAAGTTTGAGGTTTTAGATACATATAAAATTACATAGGTATAAAACTATTACACCCATTGTAATGACCTCGGAACGGTTTTAGATACATATAAAATTACATAGGTATAAAACGTAAAAGGAAAGTGGTCTGATGCTGATCTTGTTTTAGATACATATAAAATTACATAGGTATAAAACACTTGCGTTGTTGTACTTGTAAACTGTTTAATTTTAGAGATATTTAAAATTACAAAAAATATAAAAGGAGATTTACAAATTATGGGAAACAATAGAATGACAATTTGTAGAAAAATTAAATTATTTCCAGTAGGAGATAAGGATGAAATCAATAGAGTATATGATTTTATTAGAAATGGTCAGTATGCTCAATATCAGGCTTGTAACCTGCTTATGGGACAGCTTATGAGTGAATATTACAAATATAATCGTGATATTAAGAACGAAGAATTTAAGGCAAGACAGAAAGAAATAATGACAAACTCTAATATCATATTAAAAGATATTGATTTTGCAACTGGTGTAGACACTCCATCAGCCGTTACTCAGAAAGTCAAGCAGGATTTCAGCACAGCTTTAAAGAATGGATTGGCTAAAGGTGAACGAACTGTAACAAATTATAAGAGAACTAATCCACTTATTACAAGAGGCAGAAACTTAACTTTTTATCATGAGTATGAAACATATCATGATTTTTTAGACAAGATTAATGATTCTGATTTGGCGGTATATGTCAAGTGGGTTAATAAAATTGTATTTAAGGTTGTGTTTGGCAATCCGCATAGGTCATTAGAGTTAAGATCTGTTATTCAGAATATATTAGAAGAGAATTATAAAGTGCAAGGAAGTAGCATTGAAATTGATGGTAAGTCAATCATTTTAAATCTCTCAATATCTATTCCAAAACAACTTAGAGAGCTGGATGAAAATATAGTAGTAGGTGTTGATTTAGGCATTGCAGTTCCTGCTATGTGTGCTTTAAACAATAATCTTTACGAGAGATTGGCAATTGGAAATGCAGATGATTTTCTAAGAATAAGAACTAAAATGCAAGCTCAGAGAAAAAGATTACAGAAGTCATTACGAAATACTTCTGGTGGTCATGGTAGAGCAAAGAAACTGAAAGCATTAGAAAGATTGCAGAAAGCAGAAGTACATTTTGTTGAAACATATTGTCATATGATAAGTAAAAGAGTCGTTGATTTTGCTTTAAAACATAATGCTAAATACATAAATATTGAGAATTTAACAGGATATGATACAAGTGATTTTATCCTGAGAAATTGGAGTTATTATAAACTTCAAGATTATATTACATATAAAGCAGCTAAATACGGAATAGAAGTAAGAAAAATCAATCCTTGTTATACATCACAGATTTGTAGTGTATGTGGTAATTGGGAGTTTGGTCAGAGAAAGTCACAGTCAGTATTTGAATGTGCAAATGAGAATTGTGATAGTCATAAAAAATATGAAAAAACTGGTTTTAATGCAGACTTCAATGCTGCCAGAAACATTGCAATGTCAACTCTTTGGATGGGAAGTGGACAAGTTACTGAAAAGAGTAAACAGGAAGCAAGAGAATATTATGATATCTCTGAAAAATATGAACAAAGTAAGAATGGTTCAGAGAATAATAAAGTAGCTTAAGTGCTACTTAATCAATCGTAAGATTGCAGGTGATTTTGCACCTGAATGGCGAGGTTGTTAATTAATGGCACTCGTTAGAATCTATGTTAATAGTATCTGTGTGATTTGAGGTTTTAGATATGTTTAATTTAACATAGATACAAAACACGGTTAAGACAACATTTTACTCAGTAAAATGATTATTCAATATAGATACTACAGAAATGTTGAGATTATCAAGCTAATGGAAGAAAAATATAATACGAAAAGGAGAATAGTTAAATGTCAGTATTTTTTATATTAGTTTTAATAGGATTAATAATTTTATGGTTTCTACTGTCACCTTTATTTGAAAAAATTGGTAAGTTTGTTATCAATGTTATAAATAAAGTATTTTCGACAGATGAAATAAATAATAACGAAGAAAAGGAGACAAAAGAATGAAGAAAACAATCGGAGGAGTAGTAACAGTAGTAGTAATTGTTGTTGTAGCAATATTATTATTTATGTCAAGTGTGCGTGTACCTGCTGGCTATATTGCCGTACAGTACAGTATGTCGGGTGGAGTAAAAGGCGATATTCTTACACAAGGATGGCATTTAAAGTCACCAACTGTAAAAACGACACTTTACTCGGTGAGTCTTGAACAGAGTTATTTAACATCTGGTAAGGACGGAGACTCTAAAGATGATGACAGCTTTTCAGCGAGTTCATCTGAGGGTAAGGCTATGCAGATAGATCTTACATTTACATATCAGTATAGTCCTGATAAGGTAGCTGATCTATTTACAAGATTTAGAGGACAATCTGGAAAGGAAGTAAGAGACAGTTTTATTAAACCTAACATTATTTCTTGGACTAAAGAAATTGTTGCTAACTATAAGGTGTCAGATATTCTTGGTTCTGAAAGAGCAAATGTAAATACAGCATTAACTGATTATCTTAATAAGAAGTTTGAACCATATGGTATAGCGATTAGTAATGTATCATTGATTAATATTTCCGTTGATACAAAGACACAGGAAGCTATTAATGCAAAGATTACAGCACAGCAGGCAGCCGAAACTCAGGAAATTAATAATCAGACAGCTATTAATAAGGCAAAGGCTGATGCAGAAGTAACTAAGGCAGAAGCACAAGCAAAGGCTGATGCACAGTTAATCGAAGCCAAAGCACAGGCAGAGGCGAATAATAAGTTAAGTTCTTCTATTACAGATGAGCTTATAAGAATGAAGGAAGCCGAAGCAAGAAATAAATTTGGTTGGGTTACTATTTCTGGAACTAACAATACAGTTGTAACAGATAAGTAATTATTAATATTAATTAAAAGGTGTGATATAACTCACACCTTACTAATGGGATGTGGTGAAGTGGTCAACACATCAGATTTTGATTCTGACATTCGTGGATTCAAGTCCCACCAGCCTAGTCTTGAATCATTAAATCAGTTGGTAGAGCATTTGATTTTTAAGATGTTGGAAGACAGAAATGCAAAGAAACTAATCAAGATGAAAGTAACGTAGCATTTCAGGAGGTAGAATTGTATGAAAAAGATAATTAAAAGCTATATGGAATACGGAAAACATTGTGGAATTGCGAAACAAGTCGAAGGAAAGGTCGTTGATGCAGAATTAGGAAAAGATAATCTTTGGCATTTTGAATTTGGTGGATATAAATGGGTAGCAAGCGACTATGCATTTAAAGAGTAAAATTCTTTTCTTTGAATTATGAGGTGAAATATGGAGATACAAGAAATGGAAGTACATCAAACAGTAAAAAAATATATCTTAACAGAGGACGAATATCATAGTTTAATAAACCAAAATAGAAAATATGGAAGCAGAAAAATTAAAGAGTATATTATTTTTTGCATAGAGTATTACAAATTTGAATTAAACGTTCGTGGAATGCAAGAATTAATTCAGGATATTATTAATTTTGTAGAAGGAAACAGAAATGATATTCCGAATTTATATGACAAGAATTTTTTAAATGGTTGGATGAAAATAGGTAAATGATAACAAGAATTAAATGTCCGATTTTTTTTGGAAGAGAGGTAGAAAAAGATGTTTAGAAGAAAAACAAAACTTGAGAAAATATTAGACAAGAGAATAAATTATGTGACATTTAGAGATTTTTTATCATCGTTATCACATAAGGAATTACATATCTTGGCAGAAGAAATAATCTGGAAAGATTATGATGGATATAATGGTTCATCTTGTTATATGGAACAAAATCATTATGACTTAATGGATAGATGGCAAAAAGAATTTTATATAGAGGAAAGAGAGTATTTATTGCCATATTAATGTTAGGTTTCATAGGAAGAAAGGTGAAAAGATGCAAATAAATATTAGTTATACATTATATACAGACGGTGATTACAGTTTAAGGAATGCCGAAGATTTTGGCTGTACTAATAGAGACGTAGTAGTTGATGATTCTGAATATTATGATTATGTTGGTTCTATGGAATTTAAATATGAAGATGAGTGGCATTGTAAAAGCGAAGCAAAAGATTTTCTTTGGAGATTTTTATGTGATGGAATTCATATATCTTATACACATCCTTGGTTGCTTAAAGATTTTTATGATATTATGAAATATTTAGAAAATGTTATCAATGAATATCAAGAGGGAATATCTGTAGAAAAAAGGCAAATAACAGGTAATTATGAAGGTACTGAAATTAAAATAGAAATATCGAAGTAGAATTTTTTTGAAGAGAGGAGAAAAGATTATGGAACAGATTCAGGAAAACGAACAGTGGAAATTAAATGGTAATTGTGAAAAATGTAGAAGAAACAATTATTGTTCAAAACCCTGTACTCGTCATAATAGGCGAATAAGAGCAGAATTTAAAGGTCTTGTTACAGATACAATGAATAAAATGACTGGTGGAGTGATGAAAGAAGTTATTGATAAGACGGTAAATGGAATTTGGTAAATTGGAAAGGAGATTTTATATGGGAGTATCATGTGATATTTGTAAATATGGATGTGAACATGATTATGTGAGAAATAATTATTATTGTTCAAATAAGAACAGTTGCCATCCAATAGCAGATTCCCCAATTGTTAAGAATTGTAGATATGGAGAAATAGACCAATGGAAATATGATTTTAAATATAAACCAAATAAGAGTGATAAAAATGTATCAAAAAAACTTATGTATGAAGAATTGAAGAAGATTCTTTTTGGAATTAAGTTAAAAGATATTGATACTATTATGAAAGAAATTAATGAACTACAAGATAAAATTACATCATACAGAGAACCATATAAATGTGAAACTTGTGCGGTTAAAGAGTGTGATGTATATGCATTAGGTTGTAGAGATTGTAGTGGTTGGAAGTAGTAAGAAAACTTCGTTTCCTTTGGATTATAAACGGAGAATATAACAGTAGAAACAATTAACAAAAATAAATATAAGAAAGAAGA